ACAAACAATCCAAGCCAATCAAGATTAACTTTGGTATCTGATCGAGACAGGCACTTATTTCATTTTGGAACTGAAACAACCATTGGAGACTCTACTACACAAGATCCGATGTTTGTAAGATTTTCTAATCAAGAAGATTTAAATACTTATTCACCGACAGCTACTAATACTGCAGGGTCTTTTAGATTAGATACAGGAAACAAAATTGTAGCTGCTATACAAGGTAAAGATTATGTCTTTGTAATAACAGATCAGGCTGCTTATGTTATTCAATTTGTGGGTCCACCCTTTACTTTTAGTGTTAGACAAGTTGGTACAAACTGTGGATGTATAGGACCAAAAGCTGTGTCATATGCAAACGGAGCTGTGTGGTGGATGTCTGCTGAAGGAGGATTTTTTGTATTCGATGGTACAGTAAAATCATTACCGTGCCTGGTTGAAGACTTTGTATTTAGCACAGATGGAGATAATTTAGGTGTCAACTATGATGCAAGTGAAATAATTTATTCTTCACCAAATGCTTTGTTTACAGAAATTAATTGGTTCTACCCTAAATCAGGGTCTACACAAATTGACAGATGTGTAACGTATAATTACTCAGAAAATGTTTTTACAACTTCTTCTTTAGATAGATCAAGTTATCAAGACCAAGGGGTATATAATTTACCTTATGCAACTGATTATAATTCAACAGCAACACCAGTTTTTTCTGAGATATCAGGCATAACTAATACATATGGATCTTCTATTTATTATGCTCATGAGTTAGGAGACGATCAGGTTAATAGTTCGGGCACTACATCTATTGATGCTTTTATTAAATCTGGAGACTGGGATATTACATCTAGAAGAAGTCCACTGGGACAAATGACAGGTGTGGCTGACTATAGAGGTGATGGAGAATTTTTTATGTCAGTAAAACGATTTATACCTGATTTTAAATTTTTACGTGGTAATTCTACAGTTACGTTATTTTTAAATGACTACCCAGATAACACAGCTGTAAGCTCTCCATTAGGTCCCTTTACAATAACAGCAACCACTGATAAGATAGATACACGAGCTAGAGGTCGATTAGTGGCTATTCAGATAGCTAATACATCTACAGGTGAATCTTGGAGATACGGCACCTTTAGACTTGATGCACAACCGGATGGAAGAAGATAATGATAGATAAAGGTTTAAGAGTTAGAAAAGGATTTTTTTCAGCAGGTCAAGCTCAAGGAGATGACATATCTCCTGGAACATCTACATCAGGAGGACAAAGAGGTGGATTTTCTGATGCTAGAGACAAAGCAATGGGCTTACAAGGAAAAACTGGTAGGGTAGATAAATCTTTAACCACTGGTGGAGGTTTTGACAAAGTAGACAGAAGTAAAGTTAGTCAATTTTCTCAATACGGAAAAAATCGTATGGCTCAAAGTCTTAATCCAAATTTAAGGTTTGATCCTAGAAGTGGAACTATGAAAAATAGATTTGCGCCAAGCATGATATTTGGTGGGCTCTTATCTTTAATAACGGGTATACCAGGTGTAGGTTTAGCTTTAGGAGGATTAAAAACAGGTTTAGGTTTTTTAGGAGATAAACTTCAAGACCTTAGAGGTTATAATGAAGATGGCTCTCCAAGAACTCAAGCAGAGTATGAAGCAGCTAGACAACAAAGACAATTACAAAATCGACTAGATAATTTATATGACAGAAAATCTAAAGGAAAAAGTTTTAGTCAAACGAATATTGATATGTTAGAAGCAATGGGGCTTCAACCAAGCACAGCACAAAACGTTTTAACAGGTAGAGATTTAAAAGGATTTACGGAAAGTAGAATGGGATTAACTAACCCTGACGTTATTGAAACATTTGCTAATCCTATTGCACCAATGGGTGTTAATGTACCCAGCACAGGTATTCAAACTATTGATGTTAACTTACCTGGAAACGATTTAATGGCTTTTGCCCCAAACAGTAAATTAGATCGAACACTTAAAAATCTTTATTCAGGATATGAAAATTTAGGTATTCAAAGTCCTCAAATGATAGAGTTAATGAAACAAGATTTACTAGAAAATAAAGAAAAAGGAACGCCTCTTTCTTTACCAGCAGATGCATATACGTTAGTAGGATAATGGCAAAAGTTACAAACTATATACCTGAACCAAAACCTGAGTATGATGTAGAAAATCAAAGACAGATATTAGAGTCTTTAAATACTTTACAACAACAGCTTAATTTTTCTTTTCAACAAGATTTAAAAAACGAACAGGATGCATTTAACTATTTCTTATCATGAGTATATTTTATAAAAATCAAGGTTTTAAACAAGTTGATACAGCTAAAGCTACCGTGCTTACTTGCCCCACTGATGGTGCAATTATAGTTAAAAGTATATATTGTGCTAATAATGATGCATCTTCCTCTATCGTGGTAAATATGAACTTTGTTGATTCTTCTGATTCCAATACTGAATATGAATTTTTTCGAGATGATGTGCCCGGTAAGTCACAAGTAAATGCAACACCACAAGGCTTGAATTTAGAAGCAGGAGATGCTATAACTGTGCAAGCAGCTACAGGCAGTAATAAAATACAAGGCCTGATAAGTTATGCTTTAATAAACAGAGAGAATGAAAACGGATAATGTATATAAAATAGATTGCACTACGATAACTACGTGGCGTAATACTAAAACTGGTGAAACGTTTAAAGAAAAGAAAGAAGGACCTGACATAGTACAAGATGTAACTGTACAGGTATCTCCGAAAGGTTTAGATATGATACAGAAAGCGATGAATAATAATGACAATAAACCAAAATCCTAGAGGTGGAACAGAATTACAATTCGACTATTTAACAAGATATGTCGATTCAAAATTATTAGATGAAGTACAGATATGTACATCTGTGCCTGAAAAGATTCCCCTACATCCTACAAAAGTAAATATTCTATGGCAAAAAAATTCTTACGATCAAGGTAACTTATATCACTGGTTTAAAAATAAATCTAATCACAACAAATACGATTGGTATGTGTTTAATAGTCATTGGAACTACGAACATTTTAGAGATCACTTTGATATACCTACACATAAATCAGTAGTTATTAAAAACGGTATAGATAAAATACAAAAATCTAAACCGTATGAACAAAATCAGCCTATAAAAATTATACATCAAAATACACCTTGGAGAGGATTATCTGTTTTGTTAGGAGCTATGCAGTTAGTAAAAAATCCATTAGTAACATTAGATGTTTACTCTTCTTGTGAAATATATGGTAAAGATTTTTATGATCAAAACGATCACAACTATAAAGAATTATATAAACAAGCAGAGCAATTACCCAACGTTAACTATATAGGATATAAACCTAATAGTTATATAAAAGATAATTTACATAAATATCATATGTATGTTTATCCAAGTATATTTGAAGAAACGTCTTGTATATCTTTGTTAGAATGTATGGCTGCAGGGTTGTATTGTATTACAACTAATTATGGCGCTTTATTTGAAACAGGTGCTGAGTTTCCTATGTATGTACCCTATGAAGATAATAGAAGACTACTCGCTCAAAAATTTGCATTTGGCATAGACGCTGCCGCTGAAAGTTTACACAGAGAAGAAATACATAATCATTTAGAATGTCAATCTGCATATGCTCAAGTATATTACGGTTGGAATAAAATAGGCACGTCTTGGAAAAGATTTTTGGAAGGAGCGGTAAATGCAAAAAAGTAATAAAGCGCAAGGCGCAAACAATGAGCCCATTTGGTTTACTAAAACAGATCCGACTAAAACAGTAGCACAAAACCCTGATACTTATCAAACAATTAAAAACAATAAAGTAAACGGAGAAGGAGTTACAGAAATAAATATTGGTATGTTTTCTCCATATAAGATTATGGTATGCACACCTGTGCATAGCGACGTATCTATGCACTACTGTCAAGCTGTATTAAAGTTTCAACAAGATTGTATACAACGAAAAATATTATGTAGTTTTACTTTGATGAAATCCTCTTTAGTTACACAAGGTAGAAACTTGTGTGTAGCTGAAATGTTAAACCATGCAGATGGCTACACACATTTATTATTTATAGATTCAGATATTGACTTTCAATCAAAGACTATCTTTACAATGTTAGAAAAAAATAAAGATGTAATAAGCTGTCCATACCCCATGAAAACATTTGATTGGGATAAAGCATGGAAAAGAATGACAGAAAAACATAGAGCAGTCACTAATCAAGATGACTTAGCTAAAGCTGGTTATACCTTTCCTTTAAAACTAGAAGACCCTCAAAAAGTACAAGTAGAAGATGGAGTAGCAGAAGTAACACATGCTCCCACTGGCTGTATGTTGATTAAAAGAGAAGTTATAGAAAAGATGATTAAAAAATACCCTGAACTAGAGATATATCAGCCAACGATAATTAATGGTAAAAACGAAAAAAAAGACAATATGTTTAATCTGTTTGATACTATTCATGATCCTAAAACTAAGAGATACTTTGGTGAAGACTTTGGTTTCTGTCAAAGATGGTCAGATATGGGTGGTAAAATACACGTATATTTAAAAGATTATATTACACACGTTGGTGAGTATTCTTATTGTGGTAGATTTTGGGACGACTTGTATCAAGGAAGTCAACCTCTCAAAGGTATTGACGATAGCAAAAAAATCAAATAAAGTGTGATATTTCAGGATTAGTACGCCTGCCTTTCAAATATAAATGAGACAAAATTATGGCAATAACAGAAACTATACAAGCAAAAGAATTCACAGCAGGCGCACCAGACATAACATTAAAAGGTGATCTAAGACCTAATCAAATGATGGCTTCAGGGCCAGACATGACAGATTCAATAAATGAATTAGCACTAGAACTATTTGGTAAAGATTTAAGACTTTTAACAGAAGAAGAATTAGAGATATTAAGAGATGAAG